CCAACCAGCCTCTCGGTATTAACAACACCAGTGGCATTGGCTCCCAGACCATCACCACCTTCGGCACCTTTGCTGAGTACATCGGCATGGAAACCGATGTGGCTGCTGCTAACGCTGATGCTGGCTCCCTGCGTTACATCATCAACGCATCTGCCCGTGGCGCTCTGAAGAGCACCGAGAAGGCATCCGGCACCGCTCAGTTCGTGTACGAGAACGACGAGATCAACGGCTACCCCGTGATCGTGTCGAACCAGCTGCAGAACAACGACGCTCTGTTCGGCGACTTCAGCATGCTGATCATGGGCATGTGGTCTGGCCTGGATCTGACCGTGGATCCTTACGCCGGAGCAACTGCTGGCACCGTCCGCATCATTGCCCTGCAAGATGTTGACTTCGCTGTCAAGCAGGCTGGCGCCTTCTGCCTGGGCACCTGATAACAGGTGACTTGTTCCATCGCTTCTGACTCATGAAGGTTGAAATTCTGAGGCAAGTGATGATCTCCGGTGAGCCCGCTATGGCGGGCTCCATTTTGGAGGTCAGCGACGAAAACGCTCGCATCCTTCTTGGTCTCGGCAAAGCTGTCGAGCACAAAGAGGAGGAGGTTGTCAAAGAAGCGCCTTCTGAGGAAGAAGCGCCTTCTGCTCCACCCAAAAAGACCACCACTCGTAAGAGGACTAAGGAATCATGAGCGTCGGTAACACTCGACGGACTATGACCGTCCTGTCGTTTGCGCCTAACGACGTTGTCACTGCAACTGGCAATGAAACAGGCGTTGACCTTCAAGACTATGAAGGTGACATCACCCTGATCCTTGACGCAGAAGCTGGCGGCTCTGGCGTCACTTATGCCGTCAAGGTGCAGGACTCTTCTGACAACAGCACTTTCGCTGATGTCACTGATGCTGCCTTCACCACCACCACCGCTAACACTGCTCTCGTCGAGAGCCTTGTTGTGAACTCTGATGAGATCAAGCGCTATGCGCGTGTTGTCATCACTGTTGCTGGTGGAACTGGTGCAGGCGCTGTAAGCGTGACCGGCTTGGCACGCAAGAAGTACGCCTGATTTTTGATTCATTGCCCCCGCAATGCGGGGGCTTTTTCATATGGCACTTTCGTTCACCGAAGACCTAGACGCTTTCTTCGATACGCCGGGATTCACTGTTCCGGTGGTCTCTGGTGGAACAACAAGTGTGGGCTACTTCGAATCGCCCAACGAGATCATTGCTGATGGAGTCGTGCTGACGACTGACTACGCAGTGGTGGTAAAGACATCTGATTTCTCATCTGTGGCTCAAGGCGACACGATGACTGTCGATAGCGTGGATTACACGGTGCGAGAGCCCATGTTGCTTGATGACGGTAAAATCATGCGTGTGATGTTGATGAAGGACTGATGTCTGGTATCTACGGCAGTTGGGCCAGTCGTCGGGACAACATCGTTGAGCTGGGTACGCTCACGACCACGACTTCAACTGATTCCGTAGAAGTCTCAGGCACAAAATTCACCTTCGCGCATACGATTACGGGCACGAATCTCAAGACCCTGGATGAGGGCAGCATTGATGGAACCAACTGGTTCCCTCTTGGTGACGAGAAGACGCACGAATCGACTGGGACCTATGGCCATAGTTATTCACACAAAGTTGTGCGTTATGTGAGATGTCGTTGCACTGCTATTGGGAATGACGAGAGTGTGAATGTCTGGATGGCTTGTGACTAGTGGACAAGACGACCTACGAGAACTGGGTCCGAGTTAAAGAAGCTTTGGAGGCATCAGGAAAGACTGATTCGTTTTTCTACAAGCGTGCTGTCTATATCGTGCAAAATAGACGTGACCCTGGCCTAGGCATATGACGACCAAGAGAGAAAGCATTCTTGCTGCCATTAAAACGGCTTTGGCCAACACCACTGGCGTTGGGACAAGGATTTATCGCACTCGCGTAGACCCTGTCGCCAGAGCAGAGTCGCCTGCGATCATCATTCAACCTGTCCGCGACGTTGCAGCACAGAACACAAGCCTGCCGACGCTTGATTGGACGATGACTGTGCGAATTACAGTTATTGAAAGATCAGACGTGCCTGATCAAGCCGCTGACGACACTATTGAATCTCTGCATGCCAAGGTCATGTCTGATTTGACTCTTGGCGGGTATGCAATTGATGTTCAACCAGTCAGGACTGAATTTGAGTTTATTGAGGCTGATAAACCAGCAGCTCTGATCAGTTGTGAGTACGAGGTTAGGTATAGGACTGAGGTAGACGATCTGACTCAGTAATCCGCTGACGCTAACGTGAACCTAACCACCCTTTCCATTTACCATGACTAGTGAACGCACTGGAGAAGGCGGGACTTATCTGCTGGATCCAGAAACGGGCGAGCGCACTCTGATCAGGCGAGCGTCTTCATCAACTTCATCTCAGGAACAAACCGATGGCACTGCTAACACGCAAACGCCTGATTCTGATCGAGGAGGAGTCGACCTACGGGACTGACGCCAGTCCTGATGGGGCCGATGCAGTACTGGTTCGGGATTTGAACATTGTCCCTCTGCAGAGTGACATTGTTAGCCGTGACCTGATTCGTCCTTATCTGGGCGCCTCTGAACAGCTACTGGCCAACACTCGTGTCGAATGCACGTTTAGCGTTGAACTCGCCGGCTCTGGCACTGCTGGCACTGCACCTCGTTACGGCAAAGCCCTCAAGGCGTGCGGCTTCTCGGAAACTATCGTCGCCAGCACTAGCGTCACCTATGACCCGGTGAGCGCAAGCTTTGATTCAGTCACCATTCACTACAACATCGACGGTGTCCGCCACAAGGTCACTGGCGCCCGTGGAACTTTCTCGATTACTGCCAACGTTGGCGAAATTCCTACCATCGATTTCACGATGACTGGAATTTATGTGGCGCCTGATGACAGCGCTCAGCCAACTGTCACTTATGCCGATCAAGCTACGCCTTTGATTTTCAAGAAAGGCAACACCACTGGCTTGAATGTCATGGGTCTGACCACCGCCAAACTGTCTAACTACAGCTTGGATATTGGCAACGAGATTGTTTATCGGGAGCTTGTCGGAGGCACTGGCGAGGTCCTTTTGACTAACCGCAACGTCACTGGCAACCTCACCATTGAGGCGGTTGCACTGGCAACTAAGGACTATTTCGCCACTGCCTTGGCTGACAGCCTTGGAATCATCGAGTTCACGCATGGCACTGCTGCCGGCAACATCGTGAAGGTGGATTCGGCAAAGGCTGACATCGCCGACGTTTCTTATGGAGACCTCGACGGTATTGCAATGCTGGAGATTCCGTTTACTGCGGTGCCCAGCACCTCAGGGAATGACGAGATCGAACTCGTTTACACCTGATACAGTCCTCAAGCCGGGAATAAGAAGGGAGCCTTTCCGGGCTCCCTTTTTTTGTGTATGCTGAGCCGGCTTATGCACTTACCCAATGGCTTTTGTTCGTAAGAAGGTGAAAACCTTCAAGTGGCCTGTTGAAGTCAAAGAGCCCAGCGACAAGAAACCAGGCAAGTTTGAAAAGTCTGAATTTACGGCCATCTTCAAGCGAGTGAAGATGTCTGAGATCCAGGGAGTGTCTGAAGAGCAAGGCGTTTCTTTGCTCAAGAAAGTGCTTGTTGGCTGGGAGGGCATCAATGATGAAGATGGCGACCCGATTGAATTTTCGGAGTCTGAGCTTGATGATTTTGCTGATGATGTTGATTGGCTGAAAGCAGTTTTGTCTGCTTACACCGCCACTTACGGTGAGGCGCAAGTGGGAAACTAAAAGACGCTGCTGTCTACTGGGCTTCGGGCGGCAAACGTATTGAGGATCACACTCAAGACGATGCCGCCGCTTTTGGCTTAAAGCTTCCTGTTCCCAAAGAGGAGGAGTCGGGCGATTTTGAAGTTTGGGAGGAAAACTGGGACATCGTGATGATGTTCTTGCGCATGCAGACCCAGTGGACAGTCAGCATGGCTGGATATGTTGGAATGAAGTACGAGGTGCTCTTGGTTTCCGGAGGCCTTTTTGACCTTTA